TATTTGAGACTAATTATTTTATATTTAAGGAGAATATTATGGGTAGAAGATCCAAAAGAAAAAAGTTAATTCTTAGAAAATTAAATGCTGGACAAGAAGTCCCAGATCAAGACCTTATTAGAAATGGCCTTGGTAGAGTCGTAGAAGAAAACTCCGTAAGAATTCAAAAATTAAAAGAAGCACAAGAAGCAGAAGCTAAAGCAGCTAAACTCAAAGCTGAAGCAGAAGCCGCCGAACTTAGAGCTAAAGAAGAAGCCAAAAAAGAGGCTGAATTTAAAGCAAAGAAAGAAGCCGAAGCAAAAGCAAAAAAAGCAACCCCAGTTAAAAAAGCTCCTCGTAAGAGAGCACCAAAGACAACTACAAAGAAGAGTTAGAAGCTTTCCCATTCTGGAAACTATTTAATCTTGATTGGGGGAATTATGTATGTCAATACCATCTTTAACACCAGCTTCAACTAAAAGTGCAATTGTTTTACCAGAGACAGGCAGTACTTCTAAAGTAGCCGCCGCGTTGCCATTGGGTGTCTATTCATCATCAGCACAGTTTATATCAGGTGCTGCAAAACAAGTTAATTTTACTTATAAGAAATTGGGTGGAGATGTTTTAGATATTGAATTGACTGAGAAAAATGTTTATGCCAATTATGAAGAAGCAGTTTTAGAATATTCTTATATTATCAACCTACATCAGTCAAAAAACACTCTAGGTTCGATGCTAGGGGCCCAAACAGCAAGTTTTGACCATAAAGGGGAGGTAACTACTGGCCCTGAAGATGTGGCTCTTAAATACCCGAAATTCTCGTTTGAAACATCATTTCGTATTGCAGAAGCATATTCGACAGAAGCAGTTGTTGGAGGAAGACAAACAATTTATTCTGCCTCTATATCTAGAGTTAACGGCATACAAGATTATAATTTACAAAGTATAATATCATCTTCCGCTGTTAGTGATGCCTTGGCACCTTATTATGGAAAAGTTGGAGATAAGAGAATTAAAATACATCAGGTTTACTTTGTATCACCAAAACAAATGTGGAGATTCTATGGTTATTATGGAGGCTTAAATGTTGTCGGAGATTTACATACTTACGGCCAATATGCTGATGAGTCAAATTTTCAAGTAATCCCGGTTTGGCAAAACAAAATCCAAGCAATTCAATATGAAGACCATTTGTATACTAGGACCTCTCATTACTCTTATGAAATTATTAATAATAATTTAAGATTATACCCAATACCAGAACAAGCATCGCCGGAAAAGTTTTGGTTTAGATTTTCAATTGAAAAAGAAAAGGAACCATGGGAAGACGATTATGAGTCTGGGCAAAACGGCATCAACAACATGAACACACTTCCGTTTGAGAACCTTCCTTACGAAAATATTAATTCAATTGGTAAGCAATGGATCCGCAGATTTTCTCTTGCTTTATCCAAGGAGACGTTGGGACAGATTAGAGGAAAATTTGGAGGGTCTATACCGATCCCCGGAGACAATATTAACCTAAATGCTTCTGATTTACTTGCCCAAGCAAAAGATGAGCAAAGTGTTCTGAGAGAAGAGTTGAAAACGCAATTGGATGAAATGACTTATACTAAGCTTCTTTCTAATGATGCCGAGATGACTGAAAATGCACAAAATATTGTTAAAAAGACTCCGCTAAAGATTTTTGTAGGATAACCAAATGTCAGATAAATGGAAAAAAGCTGCCCAACCTCCTCCTCCAATGTTTCTTGGAGAGAAAGAAAGAGATTTGGTAAAGCAAGTTAATGATGAAATTATTGAAAGAGTTGTCGGGCAACAAATTCTATATTTTCCGATTGACATAGATCATACTAATTTTCATCCTCTTTATGGTGAGGCTATTGAAAAAACTTTCTTGCCACCAGTAAGGGTCTTTGTCCTTGTTGAATACGGCGGCGAAGAAACAAGCTTCTTATCAAACATCGCCATTGATGAAATGGAAAAGATTACAATTAAATTCCACCGCCGTCGTTTGACCGAAGATCAAAACCTAGAAGTCAGAGTTGGTGATTTTGTTAGATACGGTGATATTTATTATGAAATCATGAAAAAGTCTGAGCCCAAACATTTATTTGGACAGCCACAACATGAATTTGAAATAGTAGCAGAATGTATTAGAGCAAGGGACGGATTATTCAATGCAAGTTAAAGAAATACCATTTGAGCCCTCTACAATAGAAACAATAGATACTGGGTTATATAATTGGGTAAAAAAAACCTTGGCATTACATACAACAACCAACGAAGGATGGAAGAAAGTTCCAGTTATTTGGCTTGGAGCAGAGAGGTCGTTTCAGGTCAAAAAAGACCAACTTTTAAGAGATAGTGACAGCAGATTGAAACTCCCTGTTATTTCTGTTAACCGAGAATCAATTACAAAAGACCCATCTTTTAAGGGCAGTTTCCAAGCTCACTATAGCGAAAACAATGACTATAAAGGCGGCACAGTTACAATTACTCGCAGAATACAACAAGAAAAAACAAGAAATTTTACTAATGCTGATATCGCGAGGATACTTAAAGATAGCAGAACAACTGGGCCTCAAATTAATAATAAAGGAAAAACAGTATACCAAGAAATTACTATCCCAGTGCCTTCTTATGTTGAAATGATGTATAATATAACCTTGAGAACTGAATATCAACAACAAATGAACGATCTGGTCGCCCCTTTCATCTCTAAAACCGGCGGCATCAATGGCTTTATTATCGAACAAGAGGGTTATACATACGAGGGCTTTATTCAGCCAGCCTTTACTGAAACTAAAAATATTAAAGACTTGGGCGAAGACGAGCGAATGTTTGAAACAAATGTATCTATAAAAGTGCTTGGATATTTAATTGGCGAGGGTAAAAATCGAGAACGCCCAAAAGTGACAATTAGAGAGAATATCGTTAAAATTCGGATATCTAGAGAGCGCGTTCTCATAGGAGACAAGATTCCGTGGAAAGAAAAGGACAACGATTATATAGAATAGGTTTTTAGGCCAAGACAATACTATTTATTGTGAAGATTATATTTAAAAGGAGAATATATTAATGCCTAGAAAGTTTGATTTCATTTCCCCCGGTGTTCAGATTACAGAGCTTGATCAAAGCAAATTGGAACCCGCATTGGAAGAAGATGGTTTGCTGATCATCGGAAGAGCCCCAACCGGCCCGGCACTAAAGCCGATTAGAGTCAATAGTTTAGATAACTTTATTGATGTTTTTGGAAAGCCAGTTAGTGGTAAAGGCACTGCGAATTCCGATATTTGGCGAGATGGCAATAACCAAGGTCCAACATATGGAATGTATGCTGCCCAAGCTTGGTTGGCCTCAAATACTTCTCCTGTCACTTTTGTTCGCCTCCTCGGAGAAGACTCACCAGAGGCCGCAACCACAGCCACTAAAGCTGGTTGGGATTTAGACGGAGCAAATTACAGCATTCACCCTAATCTATGCGGTATGGCTTATGGTTTGTTTATTGCACCTTCTGCATCGGCAAATCTTTCTCCATCGACGGGTAACAATACGATAGGAACTCTCGCTGCTGTTTTTTACACAACTGGTTCAGCTTTATCACTAAATGGCACAATAGCCAATACAGCGGGTGAGTCTGCTACAACATCTTCTTGTGCTGTGTTTATTCAATCGATCAGCACAGCGGGACAACCAGCAACATTTAAAATAGATGTTCAAAAAGTTGCTGGAGATCTCATTGCAGACGAGTCATTGATATTTCACTTCGATTCATCCAAAAAGGATGGCTATATTAGAAATGTGTGTAACACAAGTCCTCAAAAAACACTTGCGAGTCAAGTAGCATCAGGAAAAGTAAAGACTTATTTCCTTGGAGAAACATTTGAAGAAGCTGTTGAACGCAGAGTCACAAGTGTTCAAAAAGATGCTGGAAAACAGATCGGTGTTTTGTTGGCATTAGGTAATGGAATCACCGCAGCCTCAAGCTGGATGAATCATCAGTCTTCAGCTAAAACATCTAAATCTGGTTGGTTTATTTCGCGAGATCCAAATCCAACTAACGATGTGACAACTTTCAATGCTGCACTTCAAAAAAGATTGTTCCGTCTTGTTGCACTTAGCGAAGGCGAATATTTTGAGCAAAATCATTATGTAACTGTTGAGGATTTGGTCCTCGGAACAGTTAAAAATCCAAATTCTAGATTTTCAATTTGTATTAGAGATAAAGCTGGTTCTTTAGTTGAGAAGTTTTCTAATCTAGACTTAGATGCATCTTCTGAGAATTTTGTTGCCAAAAAGATTGGTGATATGTATCACACTTGGGATAATACAAAAGACCGATATGAATTATATGGTGAATATCCAAATCAATCAAACTATGTTCGTGTTGAGATGCATGCTGATTGGAAAGCTGGAATTGACGATGCTTATATGATTCCTTGGGGTCACTTTGGCCCAACTCAGCCAACTGGCTGGACATACATTGCTCCACAAGCTGTGGATCAACACAATGGTGGTAAAATTTATCCATTCGGCACTCTTGACTCTGGCTCCGCTGGAAAATCTGATGCTTATGTTCAAGGTGGAGCTACAGCACTTGGACACAGCGCGGGTACTGCACTTAACTTTATTAAAACTACTGCCCATTTCTTGACAGCTTCGTTTGAATTCCCAAGATTGAAATTAACAGAACAAAGCACTAATAAAAATGCATCAGATTATCTTCCAACTGATATGTTTGGTTTGAGACACAAGACATCAGGATCCAACTCATCGAAAGTTCTTGACGATAAGAGTTATATTGATTTGATTCGTTTTGCTGGAGCCGGTTTGGATGTTAATGCTGATGCAGATAATGTCGCAACACAGTATTCATATGTATTCACATTGGATGAGATTGTTAAAAACAAATCAACCGGAAGATACTATTGGGCCTCTGGGTCTCATGCTTTGGGAGTAAATGTTGAAACATCCGCTGAAACAGCAGGCTCTGGTTCGCAACAATTGTTGACAAATGGTGTTAAGAAGTTTGCTGCCCCATTCTTTGGCGGCTTTGACGGAATCAACATCAGACGAACTGATCCATTCTCTAATTCTGCGGTTTTGAGTAATAAAACTGAAGAGAATCATTATGCTTATTATTCAATCTCAAAAGCGATCGATGCAGTTTCAGATGCAGAGGTTGTTCAATATGATGTAATCTCGATTCCTAACTTAACGAACGAGGGACTTAGCAACAAGCTTATGTCTGCCGTCGAAGACCGAGGAGATGCACTAGCACTTATCGATTTAAATGATGATTATTTAGAGACATACGAAAACAGCGGTACAAGAACCGGTGGTGAATTGAATACAGTTCTTGCCACAGCAAGATCAAGAGACTTGAACACAAGCTATGCTGCAACACACTATCCAAGGGTTAGGCTTCGTGATACACTTTCTGGAAAGGGTGATGTAATTATCGCTCCAGCTACAGTTGCCGCAGCCGGTGCCTTAGCTTTCTCAGATGCGAATTCAGAGGGTCCTTGGTTTGCCCCTGCTGGTTTCAATCGAGGTGGTATCTCTGTGTTGGGTGGTAATGATGGCCCAAGAGTCGCGGGAACTTGGAAGAATCTTGCAAAATCAGATCGAGACGATCTATATGAATTAAATATTAATCCTATTGCGCGATTCCCAGCAGTTGGAGAAGTTGTGATCTTCGGACAAAAAACACTTCAACAAACACCTTCTGCTTTGGATAGAATCAATGTTAGAAGATTGATGGTATATCTCAAGAAGAAGATAGGAAAGATTGCTGATACAATCCTTTTTGATCAAAATGTTCAAGCAACATGGTCTCGCTTCAAATCA